TATAAGGCATTGGATAGCGAAGGGGAAAAGTTATTTGATATTGGCGATAAAAATAAACTTCTAAACAAAGTTGATCGTGAGGTGTTAGTTAGAGTGGCCCAAGAGATTATGGGGCAAGAGCCTATTGAGGATATAAAAAAGGACTAACAGAGGATGCTAATTTATTTCTGCAATACAGCCTTGCAGAAAGACTAGGAAAAACCCTAGAAGAATTACAACAAATTAGTGTCCAGGAATACCAGGGCTGGATTGCTTATTTAGAGATCTTGGAAGATAGAAGAAAGCATGGCAAATAAAAAAGTCAAAATTGAGTTAACAGCTGTTAATAAAACAAAGGCTGCATTTAGCAAGGTTACCTCTGGTTTAAAAGGGGTAGGCGGTGCTGCAAAAACAGCAAGCAAAGCAGTTGCTGGTGTAGGCCTTGCAGCGGTTGGTGTTGGTGCTGCATTAGCTGTATTAACAAAAAAATCTCTTGATTATGTAGATGCAATTGGCAAAACAGCTAAACGCACAGGTATATCTACTGATTTATTGCAAGCATTTCAACAGGGTGCAATTGAAGCTGGATCATCTATTGAAGCAGCACAAAAAGGTTTAGAAAAATTTACTAGATCTGTTGGCGATGCTTCCAGAGGTTTAAAAACGCAAGCTGATATTTTTAAAGATATGGGCGTTGAACTCTTTGATACCAATGGACAAATCAGAGATATGACTGACATTCTTTTTGAAACAGCAGACGGAATAGCAGCGTTTGGATCTGAAGCTACAAAAGCAACAGCACTTGCTAATTTATTTGGTAGATCTGGAACACAATTCCAAGAAATCTTTAAAGGTGGTGCCGAAGGTATAAAAGAATTTATTGAACAAGGTAAGCAGCTAGGTTTTATTATTGGAGCAGACGGCATAGCTACAGTAGAAAAGTTAAATGATGTTATGTCTCAAATTAAAGCCTCAGCAACAGGGTTAGCAAATCAATTAGTTGTTGCATTAGCACCAGCTTTTTTAGCTATAGCTGATGCACTTAAATCTTTTATTATTGAGCAAGCAGCAGCTGTAGGTGGTTTTGATGCACTCGGTAAATCAATGGCTGTTGCGGTTATAGAGGCCGTTAGAACCTCAGTAACTGCATTAGCAGAATTATTAAATTCATTAAATAAAGTTACGCAGCTAGATAAAGTTTTTGGCAACATATTTGTGCAATTAGCAAAGTTAAGAGGATTTGAATTAGAGTTTATACCTTATGAAACTGTAATAAATGTAGATAAGGTCAATAAATCTTTAGATGTTTTAGTTAATAAAGTAAAAACTTCTGATTTTGTAGCCAAAGAATTTTTATTAAACATGGGTAAAGGCATGAATGATTTAGGCAATCCTTTACAAAATTTTATAACACAAATTGAAGATGTTAATAAAACTATAGGCACGGCAGCAGCAGCTTCCATGAAAAAAATGGAAGACACTATTATGGAAGGCCTTAAAAATGGAAAATTTGCATTTGAAGATTTTGCAACCTTTGTAGTAGAACAATTATTAAGAATAGCAATACAACAAATGATTATTGCACCAATGGCAAATGCATTGTTTGGATCAATACCTAAATTTGATGGCGGTGGCTATACAGGCATGGGTTCTAGGAGTGGCGGAGTAGATGGTAAAGGTGGTTTCCCAGCAATACTACATCCAAATGAAACAGTTATAGATCATACAAAAGGCCAGGGCATGAGTTCTGGAGCAACAGTCAATTTTAATATCTCTACAGTAGATGCTGCTGGGTTCGATCAACTGCTGACATCAAGAAAAGGATTAATCACATCAATAATAAATAATGCCATGAACAATCAAGGCAAAATGGGGGTTGTATAAATGTCTGGACAATTTCCAACAGATCCAAATTTTAAAACTATTAATTTTAAAGGCGAAACGCCAACTCTAGTTAATCAAACATTATCTGGCCGTAAACAAGTTAGACAAATTGGCTCACAATATTTTTCATTTACAGTGCAAATGCCGCCTATGCAACAAGAAAAGGCCCAGGCAGTATTTGCATTTTTACAAAAACAAAAAGGCTCATTTGAAGATTTTACAGTTGTAGAGCCAATAAATAATCTAGGAGCAAGCAAGTCTGAAACAGATATATTAGTTAATGCGGCCCATGTTGCTGGCGATAGCACCATCGCCATGGATGGTTTTTCACAGTCTACTGGTGTGCTTAAAGCTGGCGATAAAATTAAATTTGCCAATCATACAAAGGTTTATATGGTAACCGATGATGCCAATGCTACAGCTGGAGCAGCAACGATAAGCATATCTCCTAATTTAGTGGCCGCACTGGCAAACAATGAAGCTGTTACTGTTAACAAGCCTAGTTACACTGTTTATCTTGCCAGCAATGAAATCATGTATGTAACCGATGCCAGTAACTTATACAGCATTTCATTTGATGTGCGAGAGGCCATTGCATAATGCCAAGAAGTTTATCAACAGCCATACAAAACCAGGTATCAGCAACTGCAACCAAAACAGCTTTTTTAGTTGAGTTAAATTTATCGACAGTAATAAGACTTACAGACTGGTACACAAATGTTACTTATGATTCTAATGCTTATGAAGCTGGTGGATCTTTTTTAACAGTAGATTCAACAACTGAAACAGGCCAGCTGCAAGTAAATGAAATAAACATTGGCTTTTCAAACATTACAGATCAAGTTAGATCCGTGGTGCAAAGCGGAGCATTTACAGATAAAACAGTTGAGGTTTATTTAGCTTACTTTGATTCTAATGAATCTATTGTTGGTGCAATTAACTTTTTTACAGGTCAAATTAGAAATGTATCAATTCAAGAAGATTTGGGTAACTCTATTTTAAATATGACAGTTGCATCACATTGGTCTAACTGGAATTTGACAAAAGGCAGACATTATTCAGAGGAATCGCAACTAACTTTTAGTGCTGGCGATAGAGGCATGGAATTTGCAGGCCAGGTTAAAGAAGATGTTAGGTGGGGTATGTAATGGGTTTTTGGACAGCGGTTGGAACATTTTTTACAAAGATTGGAAAAGCATGGGCTGCTGCTGACACATTACAAAAAATTAATTATGTTTTAACAGCAGTAACGCTTGCAGTTGGTGTTAAAGGATTTCTTCAAGCAAGAAATATGCTCAATAAGGGCCAAGACATACTTGCCAACAAAACTTCTATGGGTGGAAAAATAGGCCTTATTTATGGAACAAGAAGGGTAGGTGCACAAATTATTTACATGGATGTCAATGCAAATGATTCAAGGGATATGTATGTTGTTTATGCCTTATCAGTTGGTGAGTGTGATGAAATTATAGGCAGAACAATAGAATTAGATGGCAATCCTTTAACCGATTCAGCAAGATTTATAGATGGAGGTTATATTGGCTCAGATAAAATTTCTTCTGGATCTGGATCTTTAAATACAGTTTCACAAAATGGAACTGGTGGTGATCCAGGTGCTGGCAGTTTTGGTACAGATCCAACTGCCAAATATAGGTATGTTATGAATTTGCATCATGGAGCTGCAACACAAACAGCCGATCCCATGCTAGTTGCATCCATGCCTAACTGGACTACAGCACATAGGCTTGATGGCATTTGTTACATAGCGGCTCATTACGGCTATAGCAAAGAAGGTATGTGGCGAGGCGTGCCACAATTAACAGTACAGGTGCGAGGTAAAAAAGTTTTTGATCCCAGGGATAACACTCAAACATTTGGCACTGTTTCTACTTACAAACATTCAGACAATCCAGCATTGTGCTTTTTGGATTACATTACAAACGATGAATATGGAAAGGGCCTAACATCTAGCCAGATAAATATGTCAACTTTTACAGCAGCTGCAAATGTCTGTGATACACAGGTAGATCAACCATATTTTAATGGATCTGCACAAAATGTTACTTGGGAAGGAACTGCTGGTAATGATTTTATTAATATTACAGGCACTGGATCTAATACAGTTTGGTGGCAAAACAAAATAAGTGAGTTAATAAATTTAGAAGATAGTTCTGGTAACGCTGTTTTAACTAGTGCTGAAATTAAAGATATACAAAGAACAAATTTTTATGATGCCAGTGAGCAATACTCTGTTTATTTTAACGGCACTCTTGGATCTACTTACGCCTCACAAAACGGCCAATCATTATTGAAAGTCAAAAGATTTCATTGTAATGGTTTTGTAGATGTAAATAAAAATGTCATGGACAATGCCAAAGAACTTCTGGCAAATATGCGAGGCATATTTTTGTACATAGATGGCAAATATGAATTATCAATTGAAGATACAGGCTCATCAACATTTAGCATTAATGACAATCATATAATTGCTGAATCTGGTATAGGCGTTGATTATGGCAACAAAGATAAAAAGGCCAACAAAGTTATAGTTGAATTTTTTAATGCTAATAAAAAATACGAATTAGACACAGCAACAGTTTTACATACTGCATCACCATTCACAGCCGATGATGGTGGCGAAGTGCTAGAAATTAAAGCTGAGTTTCCTTTTGTCTCAGATCCTTATATTGCTTACAACATGGCTAAAGCAATTTTAACCAGGAGCAGAAACCAAACAACAATGCAGTTTATGGGTACGCCAGAAATGTATAAATTAAATGTGGGAGACATTGTAGATTTAACTTATGCTGGTTTAGGTTTTAACGGCAAAGTTTGTAGGGTTGAGGCCTTGGAATTACAATCAAACGGATTGGTTGCTGTTAGCTTGATTGAGTATTTTGATGTTTATACTTGGGAAGTTCCGCCACAAGAAGCAGTTGAAGAACTTGCAGATCTACCTTCAGCTTTTGCTGTTAAGGCTCCTACTGGTTTAGCTTTTACAGACAGCGGATCTAGTTCAACCGCCAGGCCTTTTTTATCCTGGAATGAGCCAACAGATTTTCCAGATCATACTTTTAGAGTCAACATTGTTGATAGCTCTGGAAATCAATTAACTAATAAAATTGTAGATACTAATAATGCAGATTTAAATTATTTACCTAAAGGCAATAACTATGTTGCCAGTGTAAGTTCTATAAATACTTTAGGCGTTGAATCAGTACCCGCAACACTCACATTTAGCATAACTACAGAGCCAGTAAATACAGCTGATATAAAAGATGCAGCTGTAACCTTATCAAAAGCTGGTACAGATTTAGTGGCCGCAATTAA